CAATGAAATTATTGTTTTCATTTTTGATTGATTTGGGATTTTAGACAAAAAAAACCCTCGCATAGCGAGGGAAATCCTTTTAAAAGCTGATTGTGAGTAATATCTATCGGCACAAATTAGAATATCGCATACGCAGCGAAAGTGCCAATTAATTTCTGACCAGTGATTTCTACAAGACGCAATTCAAGAGGTAACTCTTCATTCATGGATTTCAAAAACTGCCTACCGTGTGCGGATTGGTATTCCATGATCTCCACGTTGTTACCAGTGTTTGCTACAACCAATTGACCAGACACAGGTGATTTATCAATGTCAAAGTACAAGTAGCCACCAGCAGGATAGTTTTTGATTTGGTCGTTCACCTTTACAACGAATTGACTCTTTGAGTTTCCACTAGGGCAAGGGAATCGTTGAGTGAGCTCTGAAACGCCCGTTTTTAAAAACTCATCTGGATCAACGTCAACGAACGAGTTTAATGATACCAGGGGAGCACCTAGTTCAATGCGAGAAAGCTCTTTGTATTCGTCAGCCGTTGGCGAACCTTCACCAGTAGCTAACCACTCAAGACGGCAATCGAGGGCATCTGCTAGCCTGATAGCCGAATCAAGCATGATACTTTTGTCTGGATTCAATTTGATGTTGGTTAACACCGCTCGACTCACACCAGATCTCTTTGCCAAGTCGATGCTTTTGGTTATGTTTAAATCCCGTTTCCTCTGCTCGATGTTCCGAGCAAGCACAGACATAGACATAATGCCCCCTGTTTGATGTTTAAATATTACGCTTGTATATGTATGTGAAATTCACACACCAAGTATAAACCAATTCTTTTTTTTGGTCGATTATTGGTCTAATTTTTTTTATTTGACAACTTCACTGTTTACGATCAATGATTGCAATCATCGAATGTTGACGACACTCAACAGTAGATAACCTAAAAGTGTGTTTTGGTGAGCGTGGGAGCTATTTCCTATCAGCCACCCACTTGTGGCGCTAATAGCTCAGTGTCGCCACGCTCAACCAAAGCACATTGAGAGGTAACCATGAACATTCCTGAAAATCGCTTTTTCGTTCTAAACAACATGGCTGTCGTTCCAACGATGATTTTTAAGCGTGGTTTGACGCTTGAAGAGTTAGGAGCTTACTGCGTTTTGAGCGCGACAAGTTTCAACTGGTGGAAAGATGTCGATGAACTCAGCAACGCATTGGGAGTGCCAGTCGAGAAACTTGAATCACTCAGACAAGCGTTAGTTGAAAAGTGTGGTTTGACTGAACCTAAAGACGAATACAACGAAGAAGAACAGGCTGAACGCGCAAGTTCTATCTACAAAGACATTCGAACAAATAGTGAATTTTAAGTAAAAAAAACCGCCGTGTGAGGCGGCGGTCTTTAAGTTTGCACCAAATGTTAGTGCTGTGATGAGGTAATTATATGGCACAACCAAATAAGAACGCAACGATCAAGCGTAAACGTGCAAGTCGCAACTTCACCATGATTTGCAACGAGGTTTATGCAGACCATTGTTTGAGTTTTCAAGCTATGGGATTGCTTAGTTACTTGTTGTCAAAACCTGATGATTGGGAAGTTAAAGTGTCCCACTTAGAGAAAGTAACCACCGGAACCATGAAGAAAACGGGGCGTGATGGTGTTTACGTAATACTAAAAGAGCTTATTGAGCGTGGCTTTTGCCTTCGCCACAAAGAGGCTGACGGTTCAACCTGGTATGAAGTGAGTGACTATCCAAAAAGCCTAATCCGTGAAAGCCGTATTACGGAAAAGCCAGATCCGGCTAATACGACACTACTAAATACTGATCTTAAACTAAATACTGATCTAAATACTTCGTCCGAATCTGACGATTCAGACCAATTGCTTTTTGATGCGTTTGCAATTTTCTGGACTGCCGGAATGAGAAAGGTTGGGAAGATTCAAGCATTCAATGAGTTTAAGCGAGCTATCAAGCGCCTAAAGGCCGAGCCTTACGAGTTTGCACGAATGCTCGCTGAAGACGTAAAGCGACGCAATGCAGCGCAGCAACAAGGTTTTGATCGCTTACATCCAGAACGTTACATCAAGTACGAACGCTGGACAGATGAATTGCTTAACGACACGAATCTAAGAGGTATCGACAATGGACAGAAATTTGAAATCAATGGAATCGGTTATGGCAAGAATGCCGATCAGTCAATCTTCCCTGAATGGTTGCGGATTTACCCAAACCAATCGCCAGCAATCAAATTTGCACGAGTACAACAACAGCGCCAATGGATTGAATCCCAAGCTAACAGCCCTATGGGACACGCTAACGGAAATGTACGGCAAGACATGGGTCACGATGAATGGCGCAGTGATTACTACGGCATGGGGAAACTTCCTTTCGACCCTGAATGATTTGCAACTTAACCGGATACTAGCGATCTGCTTTGACCGACTATCCAACGGTAACCGCTTCCCTCCATCGCTTGGTGAGTTGATGACTCAGATTAACCAGCGAACCGAAGCGGAATACCGCGAAGCCTATGACCGATTTTTGAATCGTGCGCCAATGGGGAGAGCCGAGAAATGGGTAGCACAAAATTGTGATTGGGATTTGAAACGAGCTAGAGCTGGTGGAGAGTTAGAACTTTTCATCAAGTATCTACGGGATGCAGACGCTAAAGAACGAGCTGGCCGCTTGAGACTTGCAGAGGATGAGCTAAAAGCGCTACCAGTACACAGTCGAGTTTCGGTAAGTGACAAGGTTCGAGAAGAGTATCGACGTTTAGGAGAACGACACGAGTTTTCTGATCGAATTGACCAACTAAGGGCCATGAAACGATGAACGATATCAAGCAGCAAATGAAGATTTTGATCGCCAAAATGCACGAGTACGGCTTTGAAGAAATCGCAATCAACAACGATGTGCCAGCAATGGAGCAGGAGTTTGCTAAAGCGCTAGTGAATTACCTAGAAGCCACCAGCAACGCATTCTTGAGCGTATCTCGCCTTCACAAGCTAGCGAAGCAAAGAGACTTCAAAGTATTGAGTGAGAACTTAGAACAGGACTTAAAAACACTAGCTGACATGGCTAGCATGATCGGCAATACGTGTAACTCATACGGGCGAATGGAAATTGAAGCGTTTGATGTTGCTTTAGAGGCTCTTCACCGCGCAAAAGAAGAATCTAAATTTTTGGCCTGTTAAATTTACAAGCGTNNCCTATATCCGCTCGATCATATATTTGTTTTCGAAACAAAACACAAGGTAACAATCAATGACCAAATTACCAGGCCAAAAAGCTTGCCAAGTATTGTTAACAATGGGGCGCAGACGCCAAGTTGAACAAGCCATTTCAGAGCTAAATGAATTGGCCGTTGCCCTGTACCACCACTTTCGACAAGGCAAAGGCTCGATCACTGAAGTGATGGAAGAAATTGCTGACGTTGAAATCATGCTAGCGCAGATCTACCAGCTCGTAGACAAAGACCCGCTAGAAGCTATCCGACATAAGAAAATCGAAAAGCTTGATTTTTATCTATGGCGGGTAGGAGAGATCCCACGCGAGATTTCGGAGCTGCAACATCAAATCACTAAAGAATCCAGTACCGAAGAAATTGAGCGTATTGAGCTAAAAATCAACGCCCTTAGACGCGAAATGGAGAGCATTAAGGGATGAAGATTTATATCGCTGGTGGCGTTACCGATGTGCCTGATAGCGAAGCGCAATTTAAACGCGCAGCTCTAAAGATTCAGTGCATCGGTCACGTTCCCGTTCACACACTGATGTTGCCAGAAGGATTAAGCGAACAAGGGTACATGGATATAGCAATGGCAATGATTCGTGAAGTTGACGCGATTTATTGCTTGCCGAACTGGAAAACTAGCATTGGCGCATTCGCTGAAGTTGCTTACGCAAAGAAGCTTCACTTGCCAGTGTTCCACAACATTCAACAAATCAAGCATCGTTTTCGTTTCTAGGTGAGTTATGCGTTTTAGTGAAACCGTTCTAGTAGCGATACACGGCGCACTAGCGATCTACATGCTGGCTAAGTTCGGCATCGAATTTACGGTGATGATTTACTTTCTAGCTGGCGTAATCGTTGCGAGATTGAAATCACTCAAATTGGTGAGGTAGGCATGAAATTACGAGACTTGCCTTATCAGTACGATTTCAAGCTTAACGGGAAGAGATATAGCCAATTCATTAGACCTAAAAAGCCAGTAGATCCGAATGATTTCAAAGTCGTGTGTTATGAGCCGCCGCAAGGCGACTCTATTGATATTCATTGCATGACTGAAGTTAAGCCAATAGTGCGTGTTCGTGTGTAAGCAGGGTATGACCAAAAGAACCATGTTTTAAGGAATTACGTTGATGAACATAACCAAATTCAACAAACCTATTTTTGGGGATCTGACCGTCATCATTGATATGGATAACGATCCTTGGTTTATCGGGAACGAGGTCGGCGCAATGCTTGGCCTTGTGAACGCTCGTGATGCGGTTAATCGGTATGTTTCAGAACAAGATAAGAAGCCGCTAAAGCAATTAATGGCCGAATTTCCAACGTCGAGCTGCTCGACGTTAGAGTTAAATCAACGGCTTACGGTAATAAACGAGGCTGGTATGTATGACTTGATTCTTTCCAGCCAAGCGCCAAAGGGTAAGCCGTTCCAGCGTTGGATCACTCACGAAGTGCTACCAAACATTCGAAAGCATGGCTCCTATTCATTGACCGAACAGCCGCGAACAAGCGCGGAATGGTTACTTGAGCAAGCAAAGGCTCTAGTTGAACAGGAGAAGCAGACCAAACAGGCCATTGAAACGGCCAACGACGCTCATCGACGAATTGACGAGTTAGAGCGCAATTTTATTCCGGCTGGATATGCGATTGTTTCCGGTTTGGGTATTCACTACGGGCTATCCAATCAAAAGGCTAAAGAGCTAGTGGAAGCTTATGACGTTCCAACTAGACCAATCACAGTGAATAGTGGGACGTTCCCCGTTCTCACTAAGATGGTGCTCATTGAGGACTTTAAAGCCGCGCTCAAGAAAGAAATTCAACTTCTCTCACTATCAGATACCGGATTATGGTTTGCTGGTGGACAGTTAGGGCGATTTGCGGCCAAAGGGCGAGTGTTAGAACTATTCAAAAAATACCAAGAGACATTAGCAGTTATTTAGGGGAACGCATTAGATGAGTAATCCGAACCAAGTATTAACCTACTACCTGATCACTTATCACTACTACAAAAAAGGCGTGTTTGCGCAAGCTGGCTATCAGCAAGTGGCTTTGAGCCAGAGAATGAAGCCTTACTCAACTAAGAAAATAATGGCCGCTATAGCCGATCACTTAGGAGTTGACGCAGATACGTTACTACCTATCAACATTCAGGAGCTTGGTTCCTATCCAAGAGCCATGATTGAAGATCTAAAAGAACAAGCCGAGGCGTTAACAGTGACGCTTTAGAGTATCGCTTTTGAGTTAGAGCGTTGCATTCAGTGAATGCAGCGCTTTTTTTGTGCCTAGAAAACAGGAGAAGAGCAATGAAAGGTCGCAAACCGACAAAGGCAGAACAGATCTATGGACAGGCCGTGATTCAACGTTGTGGCTGTATAGCTTGCGATAAGCTTGGCCACCCGAATGATTGGCCTGAACCGTTGGAATACGTTGAGTTTCATCATTCGAGTGAGAAAGGTGCGGTTAAGCCACTAGCTCACTTTTTTGGTTATGGCCTTTGTCCCGTTCACCATCGAGGCGCAACTGGCGGCAACCCAATACCAGCAGGCGAACCAGTACGACACGATCCGCTAGGTAGTCGCAAGCAATTATTCTTCAACAAGGTTGGTACAGATTTAGAGCTGGTGGAATATGCGTGGTCTAAATTGCCACTAGAAGCGCTCGATCAGATTGGAGAGCTTACCGGAATATGGAGCTTTGAAGAGTTGGTGCGAGAGGACGCGAAGCAACGCAACATTTTTGAAAACATAAATTCCAATATTTAGGTTTGTTTGTATAATCATCGAACGGATACAATTATTTTTGTTCAATGAATATTGCAAGGTGTGACTGACATGACCAAAAACAAAATTTCACCGAGAGATGAAATCGCGGCAATAGGATTTAACGCAGCTATTCGTCTCCTTTCTATCCATAGACATTGCTCAGAACAAGATGCAGTTGAGTACCTGGCGTTCGAGCTAGGCCGAGCAATTCCACAGATTGAGCATTACCGAGTAGTAGGGCTAAGTATCCACTTAGTTCCTAAAGTCATCGAGATAATGCGACAAAACAAAATCCCATTTGGCCGCCACCAGCTAGCGCCAACAAAAGAAATTGTTGCTATGGCACAATGGCGCAACACAAAGTGACGCAAGGTATTACCAGACAAAACACAGGGGAAAATAGGCTTGATTGTTGTTTTGTTTGGATTCGTGATCTTCTCTGTTGGTCACGCTCTTTTTATGATTTCGGTGTTGTCGTTCTATGATTCTATGAATCGAAAGTTAACAAGTAAGACATCGACCATAATTTTTTTGATTGGAACGATGCTTATGACGAGCGGCTTTCTTCTAAGCCCTTTGTGGCTAATTCAACAAATAGGTATGAACAAATGACCGACCAAAAAGTGCTAAACAGCAAAACACGACCAGAACTAATGAACTTTCTTGAAGAGTTTGTGCAAAGGGACGGTTTTAAAATCGCCTTAACCATTAATCCAGAGATTCAGGATGATGAAAGAGTAGGTCTAGGCATTAAACACGAACAGTTTCCTACGGTTAACAATAATCTCGCTGATCACATCGGTTGTGCTTTGAACGAGGTGATCAAAGAGCTTATGCCTCAACTTCTTCCAAAGGTAACAGCTATTGCTCTTGCAAAGATGGCAGGTGTGGATTTGAGCAGCGTGAAACTTACAGAGTGCGATTGTGAAGATTGCCAATGCAAGGATTCTGAACACCACAATGAAAGCGACGAATCAAAAGACGACGGAGCAGAAAAGATCCGAATTACTTCAAGCCCGTCAAATCGTATTCACTGATGCGAAACGCTTAAACCTTGATGAGTTTATGATCCGGCTAGCCAAGCTAGTCGGTTCGTACAAGTCTGTCACTATCTACGAGAACAACGAGGAAATATCCAGCTATGACACGCGAGATTGTACTGTCAACGCAAGAACAGCTACTAGCCGAGGGGATTCTTTCGAAATCAAGATCACTACTGAAACAGATGGAAGCCAACACGCTGCAACCTGTTAGCGTTAGTGAGCTTTGTTCCTTAGCAGCGGCTAAAGCCTTGGCTCTTCTACATGACCATGAGGATGTATCGAACATCGTTATGGAAAACATTTCTTTTGGTATCGCTAACTCGAATTACTACTTACTCCGAACCAAGCAACAAGAAAGCCAAATCAAAGAACTACAAGAAGAAGTGGCCCGACTAAGCAAGTTGCTTGAAGAGTCCGGCCAGATAATTGTTATCGACGCAGTTACACCGGAAGAGGCCGAACTAGGCGAAGTTAGTAAGCAAGACAGCTAAGGAGAAAGTAGTGAATACCATTGACGCAGCGACCATTGTTTTTCAAGACGTACTTGGTTTTGATAATCCAGAATTTGCAAGCGCGTACGTCCAACTAGCCTACAGCGACCAAGCGGAGCTTGACGGGACNNCGTCGGTTCGCCAGCTTGACGCCCTATGGTTTGACTTAAATTGCGACTCAATGAAAACCATTCTGGCGAACGTAATTGCAGAGCGCACCGGAACGTTGCCGACTCTAGTTAAAGCGGCCATTCAAACTAAGCCGCAGTTTTGCAATTACTCAGTGATGAATCACATTGCTTGGCAATCGCTTGTCAATCATGCCGTCAGTCAAAAAAACGCAGAAATTACGTGTTTTGAACTGGCTAAAATCATTCTGATGTATCCAGATTGCCCTAAGTTCTCGGAAGCTTGCGAATACGTTATGGAGCTTGGTTGCGACGTTCCTAGTGATTTTCGTGCGGATTTCACGGTGTTCTTTAACGAGACTGTTTCGGAATATATCGAAGAAGAGGCAAAAACCGATGAGCGTGAGTGAGATTAAGCAATTAGAGCGCGATTTAGGTGCCGTGATCGGTTATTTGAGTGCGCCTAAGTTAAGCGCGGTTCAGTTAGTTATTCGCAAGGCAGAGGCAATCAAGCGCCTTACCCGAATGCTAGACGAAGCAAAGTTTCTAAAGCAGCAAACAAAGTGCATGGTATTGCATGAGTTATTTGCTGAATTTGAGGGGCGTTCGGCCAGCTCTTTAACGATAGAGAAGCTGGTGGACGTTATTAAAGAGTGTAATGAGCATCTAAAGACGGTGTGAGCCTATGGGATACGATCTAGCGGAGTATTTAAAGCAGTTTGGTTTAACAGTTGCCGACCTTGAGGACGAGTCGGGGCGAGGCCGTAATACGCTTTACACTTGGTACAAAAAAGATAAGCAGATTCTTATGTGCATCATTCGATCACGACTTTCTAGCAAGCTGCAAGTCATTGCCAAAGATATCGAAAACAAACTTTCTATGTTGGAAGGATAGTGATATCAGCCTCTGGGATTGAGTATACAGTAAAAAACAAGTCTTTATTGGTAATGCTTCTTGTGAACATGTAAAGCGTACATACTATGTATAGTGGTGTGTACGCTGTTTTATCTCTGAAGTCTTAGCAAGGCGATGTTCTTACTGAGTGAAACCAGCCTCATTCTCAGAGGGTATTATGGTAAAGTAAAATTATAAAGCCACTCCTGACGCTCACACAGTCCGCTACTCGCTAGGTATTTATGATTTTTATTGACTATCGCCTGTGACACATTTCTGAACATAAATGAGTTTAGGGTTTCAGAAGTGTTTTAGTTCTCGGATAACTTTTAGTATTGCAAAACGCAATCAGGTCGTCCTTACAGCAGTACTTTAGATAGAAGGAATTGGACATACTCTTCCATCCACGGATTCTGAGCTAGATTGTTATACCAACTTTAAACTTGTAAGGATTAACTAAATTGAAAGAAAGGTATCTTTAATTAAATAAGTCTGTACAGTGGTTCTTGCTCTGACAAAGAGTTGTTTCAAGATAAAATATAAAGAAAGTTTTCCAGCGTCATTCCTAGCAAGTTTACCTATGTAATCTCCCTTAATTCTCTATCCTAAAAATAACACCTATGTTCAGTGCACCTTAATTTTGAATTTTATAAGGGGCATAATATATCCAATCGAATTGTTAATAATGAGAATAGATTTAATGAAAATAAATCTATTCAAAATACAGAAACTTCAATCAATAAAAACATAAAAGTTAATAGCTTTTTCCAAAGAATTGCCAATGGTGAAAGTGGTGTTGTTTTGGATGCATTACTTTGAGAAATAGTGGTCGAAAGAAGATTTGGTTTAAGTTGAAAAAGTTCGAATTAAACACTAAAAAAATTATCAAATTGAATATTCTGTTTGCAAAGAGTTGCCATCTGGCAACTCTTTATCGTTCTATGTTATAGTCAAATTGTTTAACTAGAGATTAGCGCTATTGCCATCAGAGAAAATGGGCATAGAGCCATACACCTCAGCCTCTAACAAACTTTGGGGCAAAGGGGGGGCCATGATCGGCTCAGTCACACTTCGGGACACAAAGGAGTCTGTCTGAGAGGGCAAGTATCATTTACATGCCAAGGGCCGTATATAATATTTATCCCCCTGTTTGTTAATCTGAGTCTCTATAGCGATCTGACAGTTCATCGTTCAGATGGACATTATGCAACCGTCAATAACCATTTCAGCCAAGGTTTAAAACACCACCTTGAATGCTGTTTCGATGGCATGAATAACTGCCCTGACTCGTGCGGCTTGCTGCACATCCCGATGGGTGACCATCCATATTTCGTAGGTGGTGGAAAGTTGTCGCTCTGGCCAGACCCGCACCAATCCTGCTTGCTCTGCCAGCGGTACAGCCATCTCGCCAAGTCCTAGCCCCATCAAAAGCGCTTGGCGTAACATAAGGCTGGTATCTACCCCTGCAGCTACCTTAGCGCCATCAGCAGGCTCTTCCATTACAGTGGCGAAGCGGGAGCTTTGCCNNTGGCCACTAAAGCCGCTACCCGCCTTCGGCAGACCATGTCGAGCCAGATAGTCCTGTGAAGCGTAGAGACCAATTGGCCAAGAGGCTAGCTTGCGGATGATCAAGTCAGGGTTGGCCGGCTTCACCGTGCGAATGGCTATATCGGCTTCACGAAGTGTCAGGTTAACCACTTGTGTGGAAGTCTTGAGAATCACCCTTATATCAGGATGATTGAGATGCAAATCCCCCAAGGCTGGTAGCAGGAAGTCCGTAGCTAGGGTATCTGTTGTTGCCACATTCACCTCTCCTACCAATCGGTTATCGACCCCTTGGACGGCGCGAACGAAATCAGTCGCTGCTAGTTCCATCCGCTCGGCGCTGGCGAGCACGACCTCACCGATCTGGGTCAGAAGATAACCTTTTGAGGTACGTAAGAATAACGTGGCTGATAATGCGTGCTCCATAGCGGTGATACGTCTACCAATCGTAGCCTGATCAACACCCACTCTGCGGGCTGCGCCCCTCAGGGTGCCTTCGCGATAAAGGGCCAGAAAAATTTTGGCGTCGTCCCAATTCATCTTAGTTCCTAGTCAAGATGCACTTTTGCATGAGTTAGTTGTAATAATACAGCGTTTATTCATCTGCGGTTTGGATTATCTTTTAAACCTATAAAAAACCAACTACCGGAGTATCTGTGAGCTTTCAACCAGTGAGTCTGATTGTCATGTTGAACCTCGTCTTTGTTATGTCGACACAAGCGAGTGAACCCGTAATTCAAGAAAAAGCAATAGCAAACAGTTTGCATATCAATAATAAGCCAGATATTGAAGATTACGACACCTTGAATTATATAGGTTTAGATAAAGCTAGGCAGCAACTGAATGTATTTAAAGATAAAAGTAAGATTGTTTACAATAAATACATTTATAAAAAAAATGTCCATTATGGTCTTGGTTCTCGAGAAAGCTTTGACCATTTCCACAACCCAAAATTCAGTCACAAAGACACCCGTGGTGTGTTTATTTTTATTCATGGGGGGTATTGGCAAGGCGAGGTTAAGGACTCTTATGCTTTTATCGGAGAGCTGCTGCTAGAAAAGAATATTGATGTTATGTTAATTGAGTATGATCTCACAAAGGAAAATATGGTAGATGGGAAAACTAATCCACGAGTGAGCATGACAGCCTTAGTCAATCAGGTTGGTCGGGCTCTTGATACCATACAGATGTATATGAAAGATAATAATATGTCAGGAATGCCAGTTTACTTGTCTGGGCACTCTGCAGGTGGTCATCTTGCCGCCTTCTGGAAAGATCACCCAGTTGTCAACTCAGCCATATTGCCTATCAGCGGCCTATTTGATCTATCGCCTATTGCTGCAACAAAGAAGATTGGTGCCGCCTTACAACTGAGTGACAATGAAATTGTCAAACTAAGCCCAATAAACAACATTCACCCAGCAAACAAGAGCTCACTACCGATATACATTTACTATGGTGGTGAGGAACAACCAGAGCTCAAAGGGCAATCTCTCAACTACAGTGAGAAATTACAACGGCACGATTACAACATATCTGTGACAGAGGTGAGTGGTGTCAACCACTTTGAAATACTAGCCTCTCTTTTTACAAAACCAGATAGCGACATTTTAATGCGTATCACTAGTGAGTAGCTGAAAAATAACAGTAATTTTATTCATCTTTCTACAGTGTTCAACAACTAAAATCACACGCGTCAATTCTTGCCAATCATCCAGTGACAAACGCACTTGGAATATGATGTCTAGAATTTTATGAAAATCGTATTTAAGAGGAAGTTTTATGAAAGCATCGATTTACCATCAATTTGGTGAGCCTTCTGAGGTACTAAATGAAGAAGAAACATCTCTTCCATCACCAGGTTTTAATCAGGTTCGAGTCAAAACAATTTTATCCCCTATTCATAATCACGACCTATGGACAGTCCGTGGAAAATATGGCCACAAGCCCAATTTGCCAGCAATTGGTGGTAGCGAGGCCTTAGGGATCATCGATGCTGTAGGCGAAGGAGTCAAAGAGCTCACACCGGGACAGCGTGTTGTTGGTTCACCCATTATGGGGGTATGGGCTGAATACTTCTTGGCCCCAGCAGAGATATTAACGGTTGTTCCCGATACAGTTAGTGATGAGGTTGGTGCGCAGCTTGGTTCTATGCCATTTAGTGCGCTGTTATTACTTGAATTTTTGAATGCGAAAGCAGGTCAATGGATCATTCAAAACGCAGCTGGTGGAGCGATTGGTAAAACATTGTCGATCCTTGCAAGGGAGCAGGGTGTGAATACCATTAGTCTAGTTCGTGACAATGAAACAAAAAGAGCGTTGACGGCGCAAGGTATCGAGTATGTCGTTTCGACTGATAACCAAGACTGGCAACAAAGAGTTAATGACCTGACAGACGGAACTTCTATCAGTTACGCCATTGATTCCGTAGGAGGATCCGCAACTGCAGCGCTGACCTCATTATTAGGTGAAAATGGCCTGCTTGTTTCCTTTGGGTCTATGTCAGGAGAGCCAATGCATATTCCCGCTGCAGACATTGCTTTCAAGCAGATTACGGTCAAAGGTTTTTGGCAGAAGAAGATTAATCAATCCATGGCAGTGGAAAAAAGGAAGTCAATGATGGAGAAACTTATCTGCTTGGCAGAAACAGGAAAACTGAAGTTGCCAGTGGATTCGGTTTACCCGATGAATGATGTAAAAAATGCGGTAACAGCAAGCTTACAATCATCGCGCAAGGGTAAAGTAATGCTTCGTCCATAATTAATGTTAATGGGTCAAGAGCTTTCATTTTATATGGCCTTTGGAGTCAGGCTACGATAAATGCCTGACTCCACACCCCCAAGCTGTAGTTCTGCAGTCTGAACTTGGGGCTCATAGGCTGTTTGTCACGGGGCATTGCCGTTTCTGCCAGCGATCGCTAATGGTGGATAGAGGTACGTTTTCACCATAATTTCAGCGAGGTGAACTGCTATCAACGCATACTAATTACTTCTCTAGTAAAGAAAGAGTGAAAGCGTTCCTAAACAAGAAATACGACTTTTACGCGCCAGATATGGAAGAGAGCAGCAAGTTCAAATGTATCGAACGCTCAGACTACTCTTTGCAGTTTTATCAAGAAGATGAGGAATATCTGGTTGAGTTCCACATGAACCATGTAGATGTAGAGTAATTGTCTGTTCGGGAGGTTGTTAGCATGAACGTTGAAGTAATGACTCAAGAAATGTTCAATTGCATCTTAATAGCCTTGGAATACTTTGCCATTCTTTTTATGGGTGTATTTATCGATCGTAAATGTGGTGTATTTAAAGGTAGAAAATAATCCTCGAACATGTATTTAAACTAAACAAACCAGCTTTAATGCTGGTTTTTTGTTATCATTCACGCCATAAAGTTCACAATTGAGAACAGGCATGGCCATTTATATCCCCGTCAGACACTTAGGAAAGGCTTTTATCGAAAGCCAAGCTAAAACACCGACCAAACAGCAAAGGGACATTAGCAAGGCTTACCAGAAGCTACATGCGCGTGTTCAGCGCAACCTTATCGGCTTGCCACCATATCAAACTGAAGTTCTATTTCATCCGACTCGCAAATGGCGAATGGATTACGCTTGGCCCGACTTAAAGATTGCCTTGGAGGTTCACGGCGGTACTCATTCAAATGGGCGTCACACTCGCGGCGTTGGCTTTGCAAACGACAGAGAGAAGATGAACGAAGCGCAGCTTTTAGGCTGGATTGTTATTGAGATTGCATCGGACAACTTAGGCCAGCTTTTAGGCTGGTTAGAACGTGCCTTTTATCATCGATCGAAAATAATGAGCACCGAAAAGTGATAATATGTTGACGCAATTGAACACTCGGAGTTAGAGAAGTGGCGAGAATTAATTGGGAACGCATTAAAAAACAATACCTTAGCGAATACGAAGAAACTGGCGTTGACGTTAAGACGTTTTGTGTTCGCAATGGTTTAGTCTACTCCACAGCAAGAAAATACTTAAATAACAAACTGTTACAGAGAAAAGAGAACAAGCCAAGCGAACAGAACGCGAACAACGAAGAAGTTCAGGGCGAAAAATTACAACCCAAAGGGATCACACCGCCCAAAACCAAAATCAAACGCAAGAAAACCGCGAATCAATCAAGTGCCAAAAATGGACACGGTGGCCGTCGAGTTGGCGCTGGCGCTCCAAAGGGAAATAGCAACGCTTTCGTGCATGGCTTGATGACTAAAGCATTTGGCAACCTAGTTAAATACTCTCATCAAGTCGATGACGAATTTAAGTTAGAAGTGCATAAGCTTGCCGCTCTTCAGGCGCTTGAGTGCTACACGCAATACAAAGATGAATTAGCCGACTTCCTCAAAGAGCTGGAAGAACGTGGTGATAAACCTACAGAACTAGAGCAGGAGTTTATTGACCGACTTGAGAAACGAATCGAGTCGAGTTTTGGCATGGTTTGCCACCACACCGGAAAGCTTGAGTATTTAGAGGGCCAAATGGCGAACCGTCGATTAACCAATCGAGCAATAAGCAAGGTTATCGCTCAAACCACACAAGTCGAAGTTGATACCAACCTTAAACGCAAAGGCATTGCGTTGGCCGAAGCGAATACTGACAAAGCTAAGGCTCAAGCTGCGCTTGCTCGTCATGATCTCGACCAGAAACAACGTGAAGGTCTAGGCGACGATGATGATCTAGGTATGTTGCTAGATGAAGTTCAAGATTTGGATGACGATGAAATCATTCAGCGCTTCAAAGATAAAGGTGGAGTGTTGAACGATGATGAATGATGGTATTCAGCCATATAAGGATTCTATTAATGGCCGTGGCATAAACCTAGTTATGCCAGCGCTTACCGATCAGCAATTCAAAGCGCTTTCACGGCCAGATTGAGCCANNAAATTAAAGAGAAGCGCCGTTACTTCAGGAACTATATGACCTGTAAGGAATGGCGCTTAAACAACCTTTACAAGATAGAGAATGATAAAGGTCGCGTTGTCACGTTTCGAATGCGTGACGCTCAGAGAGATCTATTTGAAACAGCCCATACCTTTGAATTGATTCTTAAAGCGCGTCAGTTGGGCTTTAGTACCTTTATCGACTTGTACGCGCTGGACTCGTGTTTATTCAATAAGAACTATGCCGCAGGTATTATCGCGCAAGATTTGGAGAGTGCTGGCGCTATCTTCCAGACAAAGGTTGTCTTTCCATATAACAATTTGCCTAATTACTTGCGCTCTCGCATTCGTGTAGTTCAACGAGCTGGTGGCGCTAACGGTGGCCGACTCAGTTTTTCTAATGGTTCACGAATCCGTGTTGCAACGTCATTCCGTTCCGGTACGTTGCAGTTTCTACATATTTCAGAGTTGGGCCGTATTTGTGCAGGTTACCCACAAAAGGCCAAAGAGATCCAAACAGGTTCGATGCCTACTGTTCACGAAGGTTGCAAACTCTTTATTGAATCGACGGCAGAAGGCGCGGCAGGACTCTTTTTTGAGTTGTGTAAGAAAGCCGAGGAACGAGCACATAGCGGAGTGAAGTTAGGTGCTAAAGATTTCCACTTTAGATTCATTCCTTGGTTCACTCATCCTAGATATTACTCACCATTGCCATTAGGCGGATTGAAGCTATCCAAATACTTTATTGAATACTTTAAGTCGATTGAGCCATTCGTGATCCGTCACTTGGGTAGACCGTTAACGGATGAGCAAAAGCAGTGGTATGTCGAAACCTATAACCACTACGAAGAGTACACAAAACAAGAGTATCCAAGTACACCACAAGAGGCGTTCTTAACGTCAGGCCGTCGTGTATTTAGCGCTCCTTCCTGTATGGCTGCGGAGTCAGCTTGCTCCAAGCCGTTGCTTGTCTATGACGTTAATCCAGAGACAGGCGCAATGTTTGATGTTCGAGATAGCGTAAACCGTGAAGGTAAAAGCGAGAACATGCAGAACGGACTACAGGGCTATTTGCTTATTTGGGAATTGCCTGATCCAGAAAAGGATTACGCCCTTGGCGCTGACGTTGCGGAAGGTCTGGAACATGGGGACAGAGGTTCAATTGATGTGCTGGACGAAACTGGCAATCAAGTTGCTCATTGGTTTGGTCATATCGACACAGATCAGTTTGCAAAGATTATCGCAATCATTGGCAAGATGTACGCAGGTAAAAACGGTAGAGCGGCCTACGCTGCGCCAGAACGAAACAACCACGGCCACGCCGTTTTAAACGTTCTACGCGATATCTATCCAATATCCAGAATCTACCAAGAAGAACACCACGACAAGGAAGACGAGGACGAAGAAACAGGACGATTAGGCTGGCTTACCACTCGTAAATCCAAGCCGATAATTATTTCAAACTTAAATGAGCAATTGCGCAATAATACGTCGGGCATTCGATGGATCGGGACAGTTACAGAGCTGAATACCTACGTTTATGACTCCAAAGGAAGCATGAACGCAATTGAAGGCGCATTTGATGACCAAGTGATGAGCTATGCGATTGCGCTAGAAATGGTTGTTCGAATGCCTAGAACCATGACCAAGTTACAGCCACGCACCAAGCGATCAAGCGATTGGCGTACTAAGTGAGGGGAGAATTTATGGCTTGGAATGAAGACCATGCGGAGCATGACGGCAAGGGCTTTAACCTTGCTCAATTACGCCGATTAGTCTCAAACGTGGAAGCACAACCAAACTGGCGCGACCCAGCGCAAAAGTGTTGTGATTACTACGACGGCAACCAACTAGCGCCGGAAGTAAAACAAGTCTACGAAGAACGTGGACAACCGATCATTATCAATAACCTAATAGCGCCAGCTATTGACGCCGTTTTAGGTATGGAAGCAAGAACACGAACTGATCTTGTACTTACAGCCGATGACGATGACGGCGAAGAGCTACGCGATGCACTTCAGGAGAAGTTTAAAGATGCGTGGCGACTTGCACGAGCTGATCGCGCTAATGCCGACGCTTACGCTTCACAAATTAAAGCTGGTATTGGTTGGGTAGAAGTTACCAGAAATGACGATCCTTTCTATGGTGGTGGCTACAACATCAAGCCAGTTCGCCGTCAGGAAATGTGGTGGGACTGGAACGCTCAAGAGGCCGACTTGTCTGATGCTCGATGGTTGCTGCGTAAACGTTGGGTAGACGTTGACGAGGCTATTGCTCATTTCCCTGAACACGCCGAAATCATTCGCCAAGCAATGAATAATTGGGAAGACTTTGCAAACCTTGAAAGCTACGAAGAGCAAGACCAAGATTTGCTTGCTGCTTACCATGAATTTGAGAGTTGGGATCGAAATACGTCTGAATGGTTAGATCAGGCGCGTGGCCGTATCTGCTTACAGGTTATCTACTACCGTACATTTAGACGCGGTTATGTCATCGACCTAAAGAATGGCCGAACAGTTGAATACAATCCAAATAATATCGCTCAAGCCGTTGGCGTAAAAATGGGTACATTTAAACCACGAATTGCTACATGGTCAGCAGTACGCGAAGCGTGGTTTGTTGGTATTCATAGAATTATTGATCGTAAATCAGTTGCACCGAGCGGATACTTTCCAATTGTTCCGTTCTTCGGTTATCGAATGGATAAATCCGGCCAACCTTATGGTGTTGTAAGCCGAATGATTAGTGCTCAAGATGAGATCAACTATCGTCGTATGAAGCTTACGTGGCTGCTACAAGCTAAACGTGTCATTGCAGACCAAGACGCAACCAATATGAGCCGCGAAGACTTGCTCGAAGAGGTCGAACGCGCAGATGGTTACATTGAGTTAAACCCTGATCGCAAGAACAAGAAATCAATCAGTGAAGCTATCCAGATTCAGCAAGATTTCAATATTGCGAGTCAGCAGTTTACTGTTATGCAGGACTCAATGAAGCAAATCCAAGACGTTGCTGGTATCTACAATGCAATGTTGGGCCAAGACTCTTCAGCCACCAGCGGAGTAGCTATTAACTCTCTAGTGGAACAAGGCGCGACTACGCTAGCAGAGATCAATGACAACTATCACTATTCGAGAACACGAGTTGCTGATCTGTTAATGGCCTATCTAATCGAAGACCTAGCGAAGCAAAGCAATATCGCTGTAACTATCAACAAGCAAGACGCCCATAAGCGAAAAGTCATTCACCTAAACGTGACCAATGACGACGGCACAGTGACCAACGACGTTAAGCGTTGGAAAGGTCATATCGCTCAAGCTCCAATCCAGCAAACTGCCACATTCCGCGCTCAAATGGCTCAACAACTAACCGCGCTAGTTGCTCAGTTGCCACCACAAATTCAAATGGCAACGCTAGATATGGTTGTCGAGTTAATGGATGTACCTAACAAGCAAGAGATCCTGAACCGTATCAGACAAACTCTAAACATTCCAAAAGCGCCGGAAGATATGACGCCAGAAGAACAAGCAGCTATGCAGGAAGAACAACGCAAGCAGCAAGAAATGGCTGAAATTCAAATGCAGCAGCTACAAAACGAGGTTGCTTTAGGCGCGGCCAAGGTTGAAGAACTACAGGCCAAGATTGCCAAACTACAACGTGATGCAGAAAGCCAAGACGTTAAAGACAACAAGGTTGAGGCCGAAACTGCGAAAGTTTTACAGGAGGTCGCAGAAGTCAAAGCACAAGCAGATAGCACAGTTAATGCAATATTAGCGAACATCGACCAGCAATTGCTAAACCTTCAAATCTAAATGTAAGAGGTAACTAGAAGTGTGGGAACAAGTTAAAAACATTGTGGGCGAATCCGCCCCTTTGGTTGGTTCATTACTTGGCGGTGCCACTGGTAAAACAATAGGTACTCTGATCGCTGGCGTTCTTGGTGTCAAAGATACACCGGACGCCGTTATCAAAGAGCTGATAGAAAACCCTGAAGCTCTAACAAAGATTATTGAGTTTCAGAATCAACACGCAGTTAAGTTGCAAGAAATGGCGCTTAACCAGTTATCTATGCAGCTAACAGACACACAAGACGCGAGAGACGCACACGGCGATCACTGGATGCCTTCAGCGTTAACTCTGATCTTGTGTGTCATGGTGTCAGGTATGTTTTGCTCATTGTTTTGGTGGACGGTTCCAAAATCATACGAGCAACTAATTATCATGATCGCAGGTCAGGTAATGGGCGCGTTCTCAACGGCTATCGTGTTTTGGCTAGGCTCAACGATGATGCAGGGCTTAGGTCGAACAAAGCAACCAATGAAGTTTATGAAGTGGGGGAAGTAAGTAAATGAAATTACCAGCCGAGTTTAAGCCGAATACTGAAATTCAAGGAATGATGGAAGTGCTAGGTTGCACTGGCAAACGTGTAAAGCCTCAAGACATTGTTGATCGAATTGAAGAGATTGATTTTCAAACCGTCACGCTTGCAGGTAATAAATTCATGTATTGCGGCATCAAGATGAAAGGCGGCTTTGTTGTTGTTGGTAAACCAGCAACTTGTATCGACCCTGAAAACTGGCGTGACCAGATTGGCCGACAAGTGAGTTTTAACAACACATTCGAAGAGATCTACAAGCTAGAAGCTTACAGAAAGATGAGCGCATAAGACGTAATTGTTTGGAGAGAAAAGCCATGTATGACAAACGACTAAGAAGCTATCGACCTAAATGGTTCAAGACTTGGGAACTTGTGAGCAAAGCTGCTTATCAGGCGCGTGGTGAAAAGGCCATGCTTGGTATGGATGCTCGATTGCTGATCACCATTGATGAGCTGCGAACGCTGCTTAGTGAAATCGATCCGAAGAAAGCGGCGCTTATCTGTAACAACTGGAAAGCTGGTGGATCTCGTGGTTACTCAGGTTTGCGACTTGCGAGTGACAAACATTTCACTCCATTCTCTGCGCATGGTAGAGGGCAAGCTGTTGATTTAATTAGTAATCATTACACAGCTCAAGAGTTGCGTGATTTGATTATTAAACACAAAGACCGATTCCCTTATCTAACGAGAATGGAAGAAGGTGTGAGCTGGTTGCACTTGGATGTGTTCAACTTACCAGAAGATGCACCAGAGAATGCAATCCTGTTGTTTACTAAATCAGGTGAGACTCGTTACGCCTAGATAATCATCGAACGTTAATTTTTAGTTTGCATTCGTAAATTTGTGGTACATTTATCAGCAAATTGAGTGTGCGGCGAAAAACTAACGCAACACGAGAACATAAAAAAGCCAGTTAGCGCGATTGCGTTAGCTGGCTTTCTTGTTCGCAAGTGCGGCGATAAGCACAAACCAAACGCAAGCGCAGCGATAAGCGCACATGAGGGGATTATGACTATAGAACTTGACCAAGCACTATTAACTGGCAACGTCGAAGACATTGACGCACTGCTAGATGAAATTGACCTAGATGACGATTTGGGCGTTCTCAGCGGTGAAAATGACCAAGACAACCATTCGACTGATAACGAAATGGGCGTAGGCGAGGAAGATGAGGCACTACCAAGTGTTATTGACACTACTCAGCCAAAAGGTGACGCCAACCTAGATAAATCAGAACAGGGCCAAGAGCCTAAAACGAATGCGGCCAAAGATAGCATTGGGGTTCGAGAGATTGACGGCAAGCTCTACATTGAAGTTGATCCAGACAATGCAGCGGTAGCAAGTAAGGACGGTAAACATACGATTCCTTATGCAGTTCTAGAAAAGGCTCGCAATCAGGCGAGCGAAGCGTCAAGCCGTATGCAGGAGCTAGAGCAACAGTTAAGTGAAGCTACAACCGCCAAGGAAAAACTACAGCTATACACCAAGCAATTAGAAGAAGCTGGCATTACGCCTGAAAAGCTACCTGAAGAATTGCTGAACGATGAAAATGCACTCAATGCGCTGCGTGATGAGTTGCCAGAAACGGCAGCAAATTTACTAACGGCGCTAGTTAAGCGTTTTCAAAGTAAGGCTGCGACCACTCAACAAGAAGCCAATGACGGAGTTAACGAAGTCACTAACGCGCTAAACGCTGACGAACTAACAGAACTTCGCACTTGGGAATCGAGTGACCGTGACCGTTGGGATATGGCCCTAGTTATCGACAACAAGCTCAAGAATGATCCAGCGTTCCAAGCCATGCCACTAAAAGAACGCTTTGCAGAAGTGCAACGCCGAGTGAAGGCCGCTTTCGGTGATCCGGTNNCTCTATGGGCAGTCGGTGATCCGGTTCAAGCGTCAATTGATGCTGAAAAGGCACAGAAACAAGCCGAGCAAGGCCAGCAGCAACCTCAACAAACGGCAGAAAAACAAACCGTTGTACCTAATTCACCGTCTAGTCTAGGTGGTTCTTCACTGGACACTACGGCGGCAGCTAATCAGGCATTGTTGAATCAAGACGCACTAGCGCTTGAGCAATCACTTGCCAATATGTCGCCAGAGAAGGTTGAAGAGTTCCTAGCTCAAGCGGTGATAGCTCTAGATTAGTCGAGGATTTCATAATGACTACTATCACTAAAGCTCAAGCTGCTAAAGCGTTTGGTGCCGCGCTGTTTACTCATACGCGCCGCCAAAACACTTTTGTAAACATGCTAACTGGTAAAGCTCCAAAGGCAGTGCCAGCAGACCGCAACCGAAACAAAACTCAAACTGAAGCTGGTGCGCCAGTTGTAATGATCACCGACCTTACAAAACAGGCTGGTGACACAGTTGAAATGGATTTGTTCCACAACTTGGGCGGTATGCCAACGATGGGCGATAAAAAAATCGAAGGTCGTGGCGAGTCTCTATCAAAAGTTGAGTTTGAATTAGTCATTAACCAAGGCCGTCATAACGTCGATTCAGGCGGTAAGATGGCTCAACAACGCACCAAGCAAAACCTACTTCAAGTAGCTCGTACAATGCTTGGTAACTACTTCAACGATCTACAAGATGAAATCGCAACGTATCACCTAGCTGGTGCGCGTGGTGACTTCATGCCTTCCGACATGATTGTTCCAACTGCGGATCATCCAATGTTTGGTGAAATCATGGTTAACCCTGTTACCGCTCCTACAGCGGATCGTCACTTCTTCGGTGGTGACGCAACAGGTATTGCAGATATCGTGGCAGCCGACACGCTAACCCTAGCGAAGATCGATGAAATTGCGCTTTACCTAGAAGAAATGGCACATCCAATCAAGCCTATCCGCTTCGAAGCAGATGAGCTTTACGGTGAATCGCCTTTCTACGTTCTATTTGTTACTCCGCGCCAATGGGCCGACCTATGGGCTGACGTTCAAGGTGCTGGCAAAGTGCAAGAGCTGATCGCAAATGCGGTTAACCGTTCGCAAGGCTTTAAGCATCCACTATTCCAAGGTGACCGCCTAATGTGGCGCAATATCTTGGTTCGTCAATACCGCAAACCAGTACGTTTCAATGCTGGCTCTAAAGTGAAAGTTGGCGCAGCAAGCGGCAACGGCACTGAAACTGAAGCTACAGCCGCTACCGTAATTGACCGCGCAATCCTACTTGGCTTGGCTTNNTAGGCGTCCGGCGGCCAAGCGCTAGCAGTTGCTTACGGTAAATCTTCAAGCGGTGCTCAGTTCTCTATGCACACCGAGAAGGTTGACCATGGCAACGGTCGTGAAACGTCTATCGCTTGGATGAGCGGCGTTAAGAAAGTTCGCTTCCAAGAGAAGAATGGCCGAATCAATGACTACGGCGTAATGGTGCTAGATACAGCCGTTGGCGGTTTATCTAAGTAATAAGTTACTGGCTGGCTATCTAGCCAGCCTTTATTCATCGGAATCAAAGGAGAATTGCAATGGCAGTTAAAGTATCACCAGCCGTTAAGCAAAACGTCTATAACGGTACTCACGGTAACCTTTCAGTGATGTTTGCTGAAGTTCCGGCGGCAGAAATCAATGATTCAGTTATCGCGGCAAGCCTAGAGGCTGGCGTGAAGCTGGTGGAAGTGAAGATCCTTACCAACGGCGAAGCAGTAGCAAGCTTAACTGCTAAGGCTACTCTGAACGAAGCCTTGTTAGGTGATGGTATTCACGAGCCTCAAGTTGGCACCAAGTTAGAAGATGTGATCGGCACGGCTACGGCGGTTCCGGCTGGCGTATTGTCTTCGGATGCGGCTGGTTACTTCCCGTCAGAAGATGTTGCTGAAAAAGATAAGTGTCTAGTTCTTACTTTCGCAGGTGCCAAAGTTCCAGCAGACAAGATCCGTCTAGCGATTTACACCACTTCAGTCGGCACTATCTAAGATAGTCCACTCTGTTGAAAAACAGGCCAGTCAGATAATTGGCTGGCCTTTTTTATATGTTCCGTGGCAATGGCCGCAGCTCAACACATCGAATACACATAAGGGTATTGACTATGACAGCAGAAAAGAAAATTGTTTGGATCGGTGAAAAGCCAATTAAAAAAGTAAACACGCTTGGCCGTGACTACTACTTTAACCGTGGCGAACCAACCAGCGTACCGGAACAAGTGGCGCACCGATTACTGCAAATCAAATCTTGTTTTGCTACTCCTGAAAGTGCTCAGTCTCTAATCGAGAGCCTACAAGCTGAAGAGCAAAAGCGTCAGCAACTAGCGGAACGAGCGGCGCAACTAAAAGCTGAAGAAGAGAAAGCAAACACTTGGCTCGTTATGGTTGATGGTGAAGTCGTCAACATTTCCAAATACACCAAGGCGAAACTTGAAACCGTTATCCTAGCAGAAGAGCTTCCAATTGATCCGCTAGCGTTGGAAGTTCCAGAAGGCGAAACACATGCGTCAGCTCTACGCATGGCAGTGCGTGACAAGCTACACGCTAAACACGGTATTCCAGAGGCTTAATGATGAGCGCACTATCTGATTTATATCGGTTAGTGGCTGTTAGTGGCACAGCGCAAGCGTTGCGCTGGCGTTGTCGATATCATGATGGATGACGTCTTGCGCGACTCATACCGCGAGTTTTGCGAGAAATCAGAGTTCCTAAAAACAAAGGTCAAATTGACCGCCGTTGTGTCTAGTGTGCAAATTCCGGTTGCTGGTATTCCTACCGATTCAGCAATTCTAAAAATTGACAGCGTAGTTAGTAATTGCGGTTCTCCGCTTTACGTCAACGACGACTACGTTTTTGATCCTGTAACCAACGAGTTCACATTCACGAATGACTTTGATGCGGTGACCGTTACGGCGGTACTAAAACCAAAGCTAAATTTCGATGAGAACAACCTTAATTCATACCTAGTTGAAAACTACGGCGAAGCTCTAGCGGCTGGCGCTGCTTACCGACTCCGACTACAGGTTGGCACAAATTGGTTTAACCCTGATCTCGCGTTGATGTACGAGCGTGAATTTATCGAGGGTTATCGCCGCGCTTACCGACTAAGCAAAGACAACTTCAATTCATTCAAAAACAAAGTGCGTAAGCACAATTTCTACTAGAGGTGCGTATGTCTGCTAATAACACTCCGGTCAAACACTTGATCGATGAGGCAGCTCGTCTCGTTGTCGATAAAAACATGATCCGTTGGGATAAAGCGTTTTGGGTTGATGCGTTCAACTCGGCAGTTCGAGCAATCCTAGCAATTCGATCTGATGCGCTAACGGCCAATGAGGACTTTGTTTGTGTTGAGGGTTCAACTCAGACAATTCCAGTAGGTGCCCGTTTTGTTGTTGATGTTCTGCGAAATAAAGGCGGCGCGGCCATTTCTGGCAATGTGGATTTGAAGATGCTTGATGATTATCGCCCTGAATGGCGTTCAGAGCCTCTTGCTAACGCGGCCAAGGCGTGGCTTTACGATGACCGAAATCCAACCACGTTCTATATGTATCCTCCGGTTGTTTCTGGAACAACCATTGAGTGCGTATTTGCAAAAGTGCCTACGCCAATAACTGAAAGCGATTACGACTCTGAAACCAAATGCGAACTAAACCCGATGTACGACAACGCAATCATTGAGTGGCTTGTCTACCGCGCATTTAGTGAGGATGCGGAGTTTACCGCTAACGCCGCTCGTGCAACCACAGCATTAAACGCCTTTAGAACAATGCTAGGCGACAAGAGCCAAGCAGATAGCATCGTTCAACAAAAGAGCGCTGATATCAAAAACCAACCACGCTAATTAATTGGAGTAGAGCACAATGAGTAGTAGCTGGTATCGAAGAGGTACGGTAACTGTAACCGACGGCTCAAAAGAGGTTGTAGGCGTTGGTACGTTATGGGTTGATGCCGGAAATAAACCGCTAGCTGGCGATATCATGTTCATAGCTGGCAGTATTTATGAGGTCGAATCGATCACCGATAACGAACATTTGTCACTGTTCAGACCATTTACTGGCGTTCCACCAGCAAATGGTGAGTATGCGATCATTCGAAATACTTCAGTAACTATTGCAACTCGTGTGGCCGCAATGGTCGCGGCGGCTATCAACTCAAAACAAGTGTTGCTTGATGACCTTCGAGGTTATTACACATCAACGGCTGACAAGGTTCTTATTCACACCGATGACGGCTCAACTATTGAGGTTGTGCCACTTCAAACACTGGTGTCAGATATCACGAATCTGATCGCTCAGTCTGAAAGTATTAAAAACGATCTAGCTAATACACAGGCAGCTCTAGACCTTGTTCGTCAATACTCTAATGCGGCGCAAGGTGTCGAAGTTGAACCAGGCAAGTATTCAGCGAAGAGCTATGCGGCTGATGCGGCGGACACGTTGGCTTTAGTGAACAAAGCAAAAAGCGATGTGGATTTAAAAGCCTCTCAAGTTCAGCAAACCAAAACAGATATTGAGCAGTTTGTAAGTACATCAAAAACTGAAATTGATGCTAAGGCTACCGCTATTAGTAAGGCTATTGATACGCAAGCGACTACCGTTAAGGGTGAAATCACAGCTTTAACGAGCACTAGCAAGCAGGAGATCACTGCGCTTGCCACTCAGAGCAAAAAAGATATTACAACTCTTACAACAACGAGTAAGAGTGAAATTAACACCTTAGTTAGTACAAGCAAAACTGAAATTACGGAATTAGCCACCACAGAAAAAGCAGCTATTTCGCAGCAATCAACCACAGCAATTAGTGAAATGACTTCACTAAAACAGAGTGCCGAACAAGCTGAATCAACGGCAACGCAAAAGGCTACTCAAGCGACTGCTTCAGCTACAAGCGCAGCACAAAGCAAGACCGAGTCTCAAGCCCTGAAAACGCAAACTGAAGCCTTAGCGAATGAAACAAAGCAAGTAGCGGAAGAGATTAAATCCGGTAGTTATGTTGGTTGGCAAATCTATTGCCAAAGCGAAGCAAACATGAAAGCTCAAAGAGCATTAGCTTCTAATGAGTTTGCTGCTAGTGGTTTTGTTCATTATGGTACTGGTTATACCAACAATGTTAATAACTTTATTATCAATGAAGGTATGTGGACTACTGAAGCCATTACCGACCAAGCCAATAAAGTTCGTATGGGTCGTAGTGTTACAGACGGCGGTCAAAGAGGTACATCTAAGACTCCATTCCCTGTAACTACTATTGCTGGCTTTATTTCTAAACTTATTGGTATTAATGAACTAGACAAGCGAGTAGCTATTAAATTCCCTGAAGCTCCTATCGGTACAGTTGTTTATGACTCGACTGGTAATTGTCGTGGTTCAGGCAAAGCTACCCTAGACCTAACTAAGGATGTAGACCCTAAGTATGGTGATGTTGCTGGTTCAGTTAATGAAGCTGTTGCTCGTGCTTTTGAAGGTCAAGTTAAGAATGGTGATTTTAGATTAGGTACAGAGAGTTGGAGAGCTACTTATGGTGGTAATGCTTTTTCTGTAGCTGATGGTGTTTGTACACTTACTTCAGGTAATTCACGTTACACGGGTATTGAACAATTCGTTAATAAGCATATTACGGGTTTAAAGTATGACTTTGAACTTACCGTTCATGAGGCTTCTACTGATGCTGTTTTGGTTATGTCATTCAATAATGAAGCAAGCGGTAATGTTACTGTACGTGCTTCAGAGTTGCCTAAGACTTACCGTATTTCAGGAATTTTAGCTGCATCTGCCGGTGGTAACTGTCGATTTTATTTTGATTCTGGTGATACAACGGCAGAAACTTTTAAAGTTTCTGGATTTAGTTGGAAACCTGTATCTGAAGAAGTAGTAATTAACCGTGTAGATATGTTTGGTTTTGAGTACTTCTTAGAAGAAATCAGCAAGGCCAATCCATTTGTTTACCCTTATGGTTGTATTCAGTCAAAACTAACAAGCATCGAAGGGATTGCAACAAAAGAATCGAATCGTCTTATTACCTACTATTCGGTATTCGATGGAGATACAACCTCGAAGGGTAAAGGCGTTGATTTTTGGGCTGCAACTGATGATCAAAAGAGAGCTTTAGTCTCTAATCCTGATCACAACATTTATTTACTTGATGATGGCCGACTTGTTCAATGGCGTGTGCGTCAACGTACTATTGCTGGTATTGGTAATGATAAGTGGTTTAACCTCAATCCAGCAGCTAGTCCTAATAACGTATATCTACAATTTACTTCTAGTGCTACTACTACAGCTAACTTTGTAAAACCTCAAGGTAAGCGAGAAGACTCTCAACCTTATGCATTATCACATGACTACACTCAAGCATATGGTTCACAGTCAGGTGGTAACACTAACAAAGGTATCTTTAAAGCAAATCATAAAGATCTTTATGGTGTAGATGGTCAATGTTATTTCCTAGTATGTGGTGTAGTTCCTAGATTGAACCAAGGTGCTTATCATCCTAGCTTTAATCCTATGGGTGCTAAACTCATTAAAAATAAAGCAGATTCAAATCACGGCTTTTGGTATGAGAGCACTGCAAACCAACTTACCAACGTGCAGCAAGCATTTACTTTAGCTTCTACCGTTGCTAATTCAGGTGCTATTGGGGGCGTGTCAGGTCGTCCTGATGGTAAGTTCTACGATGCAATCTATGCTTCAGGTCAAGGTGGTGTAATTGACTACCGTCTATCTGCTAAGGATATGAGTAGCAAAGAAGAAGCTTCCAAGATCTTCCAGAAAGTAGTTAATGGTACTTATCGTGGTGAAGAATTACTTACTAAGACTAAAGTATTTGGTAGTACTCAAGGTGCAACATATCAAGGTGTTGTGTCTGGGATGTATAAGTGGAATGCCTCTGCTGCTGACTTTGTAATTAGCGATGGTGCATTAGGTACGTCTGGTGCATCTGCCCCTATTATTGGTTGGTTGGTTCAAGAGTCTAAGGTATTTCCTGTTACGTACCTATTCCAAGCATCTGGTTCAAGCACTACACAAATCTACTGTGGGCAAAGTGCATGGGAAAATACTAAGCCTAATGGAATTGTTCAAGATATTGTCAGTAATAAACCAATGTACTTTGTACAACATATTACTACCAACATCCCTGTATCAGGTGACTTCACTCAAGTAGATGTGATTGGTGAACCTGCTAATATCCTTACTACTCCAGCATTAGCTAATGGTTGGATTGGCTCTTGGAATCCTAAGTTCCATACTAATTACAATACTATTGTAGGTACAAGAAAGAATGTACTTGGTGCTGTTGCACGTAGATACACAGACAATCTTGGTACAGCTTGGGGTTCTGATTCACCTGCGTGGGATTCAGCTAAGAATACTTTTGTAGCTAGTTCACTACAGCCAACAGGTCGGGTAGAGCTTTGGGAATACACAGCATTTGCTAAACAGACTAAGGTAAGTACTAATAAGAAAGTACTGAATAGTACTGAAGGTTTGGGTCAAGTACACGCTACATATCATCACCATGTAACAGCAGGTGCTACTCTGGTAGAGGCATTATTAGGTAAGGTAGCAACAAGTGCTTCTACGAATGCTAGACATACTTATACTCTTCAGGATTACTTGATTCATGAGAAAGGTTGTACATTAGACGTTGGGCCGGGTTACCTACCTACTCACGCTACATTAGATTTAGCAAAACCTGATGCTCCTACTCCAGCAGTTAAAGCTTTATGGTATCAAACTGCGAATAATCAACAGTGTTCATTGAACTTTGCTTTCAATGAGTTGGTTTACAAGCCGTTCACCAATCCAATTGTTGACACTGGTGCTCAAATGCTTCGTAAGCGTGGTGCTATTTATCTTGTTAACGTTGCTGGAAGTGTATTGAATGGCAGACTCGTTATTTGGAATGGTAATGAGGCTAGTATTCCAGTGGACTATACCGCTTACTATGTTGACGCAAACAATGTGATAAAAAGTAAGTCTTCAAATGCAGTAAGTACAATTCAACTATATACAGGTGACGGTTGGGGCGACGATTCAACAGTTCGAATCATTGATGGTATTGGAACATTCATAAACCTCAATGGCGATACTTGTCTATATGGTACGCATGAGCTGGCAATTCCATACGGTTACACAAAGAATAAAGCTCGTGCTGGTTCTCAAGTCAGTGGGGTGGATTTATGATCATTGATACCGACTACACGGCCTTAACCGATATTGATGAGAATATCCGGCATTACTATGCTGAAGATATTCGAGAACGAGTGATTGGCTACACAGAGGGGGAGGAACCTTCCCCTATAACCGAGCAATACACGGTCATTGTTCTTAATAAGCCTGAAGAGATTACTTTTCATGATGTAAACCAAAGACGCGGTGAGCGTAAGTCTTGGGAGCAAGTTGTTAAGCCAGAGCTTGAACGAGCAATTGCTTGGGAAGATTTTCAAGTAAACCACGATCAATATCTTCAATGGCTGGTGGATGTAGAGAACTTTGTTCCTGAAATCACTATTGGCGAAGATGGTGAAGAAGTTGCCTCGTTGCCACCAGCGCGGCCAGTGATCGATATGCAAAATCGCCGCGCCGTTTATGAAGTGATTGAAGTGTCATACGACGCTAATTATTACACTCATAATGGTGAATACGATTATTTGGTCAATGATGAAGAGTTTACTGTTACCAAGACGCCAGTAGTCGAGAGAAAGCCTGACAATGTGATCGCGGAGTTTCATCGGAACAAGGCGCAAGCTTTGCGAGATGAAATAAAACTATCAAACATTTTTATTCATGGATATGAGTTCCAAGTTCGCCAAGTTGACCGGAACAACATGGATGAAACGCTATGGTATGCAGAGCGCAATAATATGCTGGATAAAGAGACGGTCTGGATTGCAGCAAATAATGAACCTGTAAGACTGACGTACAATCAGATCCAGCAAATTAAAGATGCTTATGCTATTCGATTGGAAAAGCTATTTAATCAATACGCCACTTGGACAGAGGGGGATATGCAAACTCCATTCGAATTTTTAGAAGCCTAAGATTCTCGATTGGTGATTTTTGTTTTCAATCGAGAAAGTGTTTTTATTCCGAGTTATTATTGGTCAAGCATTGCAGTTTATGACGGGGTGCGAAAGTGCCCAGAATTGGAAGGGGCGAAAGATGTTAGAGAAGTTACTAAACAACAATCCACTAGGCGTTGTGATGTTGTGTGCTTCGATAGTTGGGACTGGCTATGTGATGAATTATCGCTTGAACAGTATCGAGACGACTCAACAAAACATTGGCACTGATGTAAAAGATATTCGCCAAGATATAAGCGCTCTACAGGCCGATGTTGCTGGCTTGAAAGCCGTTGCTGATTACAAAGAGAGAGCAGGTAAATAATGCCTAGAATTAACGTCGCTACTTTCTTTGGAGAACGGCCAAAACAGACGCCGAGACTCCTACCAAATGAATATGCTACAAAAGCGGTAGATTGTCAGTTTCCGGTTGGAAACCTTCAGCCTTACCTTGGCTTGAAGGACACTAATGAAGGCTTAACGGAAAGCCATAAAACGGTTTATAAGTTTTTAGATTGGTGGTTCAAGTGGAAAACTGATGTTGATGTGGTTGTGTCGCCAATTGTTGGTGACCCTTGGAACCGTGTTTATTTTACAAGTGATACCGGAGTTCGCGTTACCAATAACCAGATATTTAATGGTGTTGGTGATCTTCCCGTTGACTCTTATCCATTAGGAGTGCCAGCGCCAGAGCATGGCGTGACAGCAAAAGTAAATGCTCCTGATCCTCTACCAGAAGAAGACGAGGCAACCGACGACGAAACTCGTTTTTATGTCTACACGCTTGTTAGCGAACAAGAAGAGGAAGGGGCGCAATCTCCGATCAGCAATCAAGCTGAAATTAAGTTCCCAGAGAGTACGGTTACGCTGACATTTCAAAGTGAAGGTGTTTTATCCGGCAATATCACTAAACGTCGAATCTATAGAACGTCAACAGAGGGTGGTGTTTCTGACTTCTATCTGGTTGGGGAAATTCCGATTTCACAAAATACGTTTGTGGATGATAAGTCAGCCGATGATCTTGGGTTCCCGCTGGAAAGTGAAAAATACGAAATGCCTAACAAAAAGCTACGGTTTTTAACCCTAATGCCTAACGGAATTATGGCTGGTGGCTATGACCGAACTGTTTGTTTTAGTGAGCCGTATTTGCTTCACGCATGGCCTGTAGATTATCAGCTCACAACAGAGCACGAAATCGTAGCAATGGAATCAGTGAGCAATATGCTATTGGTTGGCACGAAAGGTTACCCTTGGGTGTTCCAAGGTATCACCAGTGATGCGATCAGTGGGCGAAAGCTTGAGTCTATGCAAGCGTGTGTTTCCAAGCGCTCTATGAGAAATATCGACAACCTAATTATCTATGCGTCTCCTCATGGCCTTTGTGCGTTCACTGGTCAAGACGTTGAGCTAATTACCAAAGATATTATTGACTCTAAGCAGTGGGAAGCATTGGAGCCAGAAACCATTGAAGCTTACTACTACGATGGAAAATATTTGGCTTTTTACGGAAAGGCGCTTGATAAGTCGTTCATATTCGACCCTAAAACGGGTGGCATTACGTTCCATTCTCTAGGTTCAAACCTTGGATTTACTGACTTAGTGACAGGTACGCTTTATGTTCGAAGCGAAGATGGAACAAAATTGGCTGAATGGAACAAGGGCCAACCTAAAGCGTATGTTTGGCGTTCTAAAGAGTATTACGCCATGTATCCAACACTTAGTACGCTGTATATCCGAGCGGAAGATCCGGCATTGGTTGGAATGAAAATTATCGTTGATGGAGTCGTCATCAAAGATTACGAGATAGGTACGTTAACTGATCGACCTATACGCATTCCACCAGCAAGGGGCAACTCATGGCAATTTGAAGTTTATGGCACTGGAATATTAGAAGAGGTGATCATTGCTTCTAGTATGGCAGAGGTTTACGGGTAAATGGCAGTTCGTACATTACAAGGCGGAAAAAAGCTAAAGGGCAAATTCCAATCTATTCCCCACAAGAAAGGAAGTGACGCTGTAATGGATGCAGTTGCCGACAACTTGGAACAGTTGATCGGTATGCGTGGCGAGGGCGGCAAAAAAGCCGTCCTTTGGGAAGATATGAAAAAGCTCGGTTTTGCTGACTACAGAAACGGTAAATTACAGAGCACAATTAATATCCCAAGTTCGGATGGTGGTAGTGGTGATCCGATTGTTGGTGAGGAAGTTCAGACGCCAACTACACCACAAAACTTAGTGGTTAAATCTGGCTTTGGTATCGCACTGCTTTCGTGGGATACCGCGCCATATAAAGGCCATGCTTACACCGAAATTTATCAAGCAAGAGATAACGTATTTGCAAATGCTATTGTGGTGCAAACAACTCCGTCTAGCGTTGCATCATTGCCGATTGAGCCTACAGGTGATTATTACTATTGGATCAAGTTCGTAAACCTAAAAGGCGAACGTTCAGCGATTAACTCAATTAATGGTACTCATGCAAAGAGCGTTGTTGACCCTCAATATTACCTTGACCTGATCATTAAGGAGATGGAAGAACATCCCGAACTAATTCCTTTACCGGAGGCATTAGAAGGCATTGATTTTTCATCCATTCCAGACGCAGAAACTATTGAGAATATCGACGTATTATTAGCGGAAGCAGCTATGCAAAACGCTGTAACCGTTGATAAGGAAAGCGCATTTCGCAGAGAAGAGAACCGGACATTAAGGGCCGAGATTGAAACCAACTACTACACAGCAGTTGAAACCGATAAGGCAATGGCGGTTTTAAGAGAGTCGGTTACTTCTCAGATCGAGGAAAACGAGACATCAATTCTTGCTCAGATCAAACGAGAGTACGCAACGAAGGTTGAAGTTGATAGCGCGTTATCGGCATTAAGAGAGTCTGTTAAGTCAGAAATTCAGTCTAATGGGGAGTCAATTCTTGCGCAGGTAGGCCAAGAGTTTGCGACTCAAGTTGAGCTTGATAAGGCTATATCTACAGCCAAGTTAGATCTCGAAACTCAGTTAGGCGATTCGATTTCAAGCATTGAGCAAAACTATGCGACGAACGCCAAGCTAACGTCAGCAATTTCTCAATTAAATACGTCGTTGTCAGCGTCAATTGAAGGAGTTGAGAGCAATCTATCAACCAACTATAAAACGTGGGTTGATACTGAAAAGGCGATCAATATTGCAACTAATTCATTGTCTTCAAAAATTGGAGCGGTTGAGAGTAACTTAGCCAACAACTATTACACTGAAGCGCAAACCGATCAGGCCATTGCTAAATCTGCTTTGACGCTGCAATCGTCAATTGACGGTGTTAGCTCAAATCTATCCAAGAACTACTACACAAAGACTCAAACCAATCAGGCGATTAGTACCGAGATTGGAAAAGTTAATGCAACGGTTAACGGCGTTTCATCTTCAGTCACACAGATTAGTGAAGCATTGGCCGATCTTGATGATGGCTATTCTGCGTTGTGGGGCGTTAAAACAAGCATTGGTGGAATGACGGCTAGTGTTGCTCTTATTGCCAAGTCTTCTACGGATACGAGCACAGCAAACGCAGAATTTGTTGTTAAGAACGCTGGATTTAAGGTCGCTTACGACAAGAATACTGGTGGCACAGGCAACAACAGCATCGTTCCGGTGTTTGGCACCATCAAAAACCCAGCCTATCAGGATTGGGTTAACGGCGGCCAAGTTGGTACCGCTCCGCCAAAATATGTACTCGCAATCGACACTGCATCAATCAAGGTTGCAGACATTAGAGATCTGGTTGCTGGTGATGTAGTGGCAACAAGCGTGCAAGCAAATACAGTGATCGCAAACGTAACGCTACGAGCGTCAACGATTAATGACCCGAACAGCAAGTTCTATGTGAGCGCGGCTGGTGTGGCAAAAATGGTTGGTGCCGATGTTTCGGGGAAAATTACCGCGACATCTGGTGTTCTAAACAACGTCACAATTGCGGACACTTGTACTATCAATGGCCGTTTGTACGTAAACCAAATTATTGGCGACGTATTTACTCAAATAACAATGGAAAAGCAAAACGTACAGCAGGAAACCGTGACGCGATCAAATAACGGCGCGGCTTGGAAAGTTGGGTCATTTAGCGTTGAAAACGCAAAAATCGCACGAGAACTAAGAATTGCTCCGGTTGGCTACAGTAGTGCCGTTGGTGTTGGTGTGGCTGTATATGTTGAATATCAGGACAAGTATGGAACTTTGCAACGAGTCACTTTGCTTAAAGATATTTCTTCGAATGCTGGCAAATATACTTACATCGATCTACCAGAAAGTAATCTGACGGGAAGTACCGTTTTTAACGTGTATATGACTGGATCAGTTTCCGGTTCAACCACGAGCGGCACTATCTCGTTCTATAAACAAACCATGGAAATGTCAGTCTATAAAAAACGAGCCTTTGTTGTTGAGTAATGCAGTGAGTAATTGGCTATGAAGTTTACAAAAGCTAATCACAATGACTACATCTATATGCTTGTTCGAAAGCTTGTATATGTAGCTAGTCGTGATGATTTGCCAGATTTGCCAAAAGAGGTGATCAGCAAGTTGGACAGGGGAAAAGCTCACTTGTTTATAGGGGAGCGTTGTGGTGCGGTTTTGGAGGTGGATCACGAAGATAATGAGATCGTTATGTATGTGGTTTTCGGTTGGTCTGATAACGGCCATGGTATATCAGATTACATTAATGCGTACTATCAGCTTGCTAAAGATGTGGGGGCAAAAAGGATCGTATCATTAGCTCGAAGAGCAGGTGTGTACAGGCTTTGGCGCGCTCACGGATTTAAAAAAGTGGGGTACAATGAGCAAGGTTTAATCAGGTTTGAGAAAAGGCTGGTGAATAATGAGTAAAGGGGCAGAAGAAGTAAAACCAACTGCCGATCAAATTGCGGCGGCTCAAGTTGCGGCGAAAGAGTGGAATAGATATCAAGATGTATTTGTTCCAGTAGAAAATGAATACGCTCATATCACTCAAACAATGGGTGATGAGGCTAACTACGAAAGAATAGCAGGGGCGGCCAACACAACGGCGAACAGCGCAACGAGTTCAGCCGTCAATCAGACTCAAAAACAATTGTCTGCATCTGGATTTAATCCAAGTTCTGGTAAAGCATCTAGCGCAACGAGTGACATTATTTCCGGCTCAAATGCCGATGAAGTGCAAACTGCCGCGCAGGGCCAGCATAACGTAACAGAGCGTTTTACTGGCAACCTTCAAAACGTTGTTGCAATGGGGAGAGGTCAGGCGACTCAAGCAACCGCAGGGCTTAACGACATTGCAGCAGCTTCCGCTCACAAGGCAAACCAAGCTGCAATAAACGAAGCTAACGCCGTGTCTATTCCAGCGGCGGTTGTTGGAGCTGGTACTTCACTACTTACTGGCACTAAAGAAGGTAAAGAATTGTTATCCAGTGCAAAACAGGGATTAAGTGATTACTTCAAGCCAAATACTTACAAAAACATGCAGTCAAATGATAGTTTTTCGCCAATGGGCGGTGCTAGTTCATACGGTTTAAGTTAAACGGCAAGAGGGGGAGATAATCATGCCTCAAGAGGGGGGATTAGGTTATTACAATCCAAATACAGGAACAGCGGCATTGCAAACTCCTGTAGCGAGAACAAGTGAGAGCAATGTCGCTAAGAACATGACTGTAAGCGCTGGTGGTGATCCTGAATATATATACGCAAACCTTACTAGAAAGCAGTATGAAGATTACCTAAACCGATTCCAAAAGTATGAGAACCAGCTTATTGACTTTGCTATGAGCGATAAGCTGCTAAACAACCAATTGGAGCGTAACGCCGAGAACGCAACTAAAAACTTAGAGCAAGCCAATATCAATGCTGCAAATGCAACTAAAAAGTACGGTCTTGGAGATCTGCGAACTAATCAACAAAAGCGCAACTTAGAAATGAACAACGCATTAGCGTTAGCTTCGACCAATAACAACACTCGTCAAGCCATTGGTGATCTGCAAGTTGGATTGATGACTGGTGTTTCGTCTGGTAGCAAAAACTTGATTAACTCAGTTGGAGGTATAGGGGGTTAACATGGGATACGGTCTAATTGATATTGGTCGAAACAGTGCAAGAAACTCTCTTGATACATATCGCAACCTTGCAAATCAGGAGCAGCAACGTAAGCAAGTGAATGAAGAACTAGATCAGCAATATAAGAAAGGCATCGCGTCAGGTATCGGTACTGGTGCAACGATTGGCCTTAGTGTAGGCGGCCCAATTGGTGCTGGTATTGGTGCGGTTGTCGGTGGTCTAGCTGCATCATTGTTTTAATGGGGGATTGTTATGGCAAACGTTATTGGCAGTTTTAACGAGGGTGTTCGCACTGGTGCAGGTTTGGTCGATTTGTATAACCGACAACAAGATCGTGAGTTGTGGGCTAAAGAGCACGAAGAGGATCGTGAACGTAAGAAAGTTTTGCAAAAACGAGAAGATATTCAGTTCGAGAGAGGTATTAAAGAGCAAGACCTTCGAATGAAGGGGCTTGAAAGCGAACTTGCATGGTTAGACAAATCTCGTAAGCAAGCGGAAGTAAACTGGGATAGGGAAGCGCAAACATTTAAGCAACAGCAGGAAGAATACAACCACAAGAAAACGCTTATGGAGCGTGAAGAAGGTTTGAAAACCATTTTCCTTCCAGCGATTGATAAGGCGATTGTTAGCGGTGATTTTTCATTAATGGAAACGCCTGAATTTACCGAATATGTAGCTAAAAATCCCCAATTCGATTTGAACAATATTCTTGGTAGTAATACTGGCAAGGCTTTGGGCGAAGCGGCAACTTTGTTCAACAAAATGGCACAGGGTGAAATGCCAGCGGAAAATGACCCAATGCTGATCAATGCAGTGGAAACATTGATGCCTGAAATCACCAAGGCAAAAGGTTTACCTACGATCTACACGGATAAGGATGGTAAGCAACATCAAATAGTTGAGAGAAAAGTTTCGGCAGTTCGAATCACCCAAGGCGGTGGGGCAGTTATTGAGCAAGATTTAACGCTTGATAATGGCAAAACTGTCACTGTTCCGGTTACTCAAAACCGAACAAGCAAACCTGATGACAATATCTTAGTTGTGCCGTTGTCAGAGTTTAGTAATCGCATGAAAACCCTTATTGATACTCGTCAACATTTAAACCGTGAAGAGTTGAACAACTGGCGTCAACTTCAAACAGGTCGATCTCTGAACTTCGATGAAAATGGCAATGTTGTATATGGTGGTCGTTCAGGCCGTTCTAGTCGCTCAGACTCTAGTGGTTCATCTTCTTCAATGGATCAATTGGCGAAGCAACAGCTATCTGAACAAAACGGAATTAATAGCAAGTATGATGAACAGATTGTCAAGCTTGACCGCAGTATGTTCGGCAATGAAGAAGATTATCTGAATGAAATTGATCGCTTGAACCGAGAAAGGGAGAGGGCGCTAGATCGTCATACAATGATGTATTTGTCACTAACCGGTTATGACCCTCAAGGCTTAGCCAGAGAGCAAGCGCAAAGTAAGGCAAGAGAACGAACGCAAGAGTTTGTTGAGTTGTATCCAGGCTATGAGTTTTCAGAATATGCTAGATCAAAAATTCAGACTGATCTGTTGAAAAATCCAACCGCAAAGCCTAGTGAGATAAACGAAACTATTCAAGGCATGATCAAGGAAGGTAAACATGTTACGAAAATACCACCGAATGAAACACTGATAAGTAAGTCTCAAGAGTTTGTGGATGATGAGAAGAAAGCTGCTGGACAGAAAATAGGGGAGCCCTCCAGACGAGGGAGATTGGAATCACTGAGGGAAAAAATAATAAACTCAGATGGAACTTATCAGGAAAAGCTTGCAGCAATTAAGGCGGCGAATTTGAGTCCTGAAGATCAACGACAGGCAATGGACTGGCTTAACTATAGTGGTCTTTATAACGCTGCTGACAAGCTAACAAGTAATGCTAGAGATAACTTAAAAACTCAGACTCAACGAGTAGAAGAGCAGCGTAAAAATGCGTCACCAGTCGCGCGATACATGGCGTTAGGTCTAGGAGATCTGTAATGTACTATACAGAAGAGCTCAAGCTAGAATTATTAGTTACGGCATTATTAGCTTTTTACCATGGTTAGTTACTTTGAGGTAAATATGGATAAAATTCTTAAACTTGCAATAGAGGATGCGGAAGTTGAGATTGGTAGTTCTCGACACGGCAGAATATTACGGCCTGTAGAATTTACGCATCTACAGCCTTTTACAGATACATCACGTACAGAGTCAATAGGAGTGTTCATTAACAAAGAATGTAAACATGAGCGCGACCGAGCTCACTATCAACTTGCTCATGAAGCTATTCATACTCTAAGCCCAGTAAAATATGAAGAAGTAAGTTGGTTGGAGGAAGGCGTTGCCGTCAAGTTTTCTCATGATTTTTTGTTGCGTAAATGCAGTATAGATTGGCCTAATAGTGGTGAAAAAAAATACGACGTAGCAGGCAATAGAGTCAGAAGGTTATTAAGATATGATCCTGATGCTGTAAAAAAGATTATGTCTCGCTTTGGGCGTTTGTCTGGTATTTCGGCAGAAGAAATGAAAGAACTATTTCCAAGAGTGCCGACCCGATTAATTAACGCATTGTGTAGGCCATTTAATATTTAAAATAAAGCCAGCTAATAGCTG